CATAAGATACGTGGCACCATCCACTATTAGGCTCTCCTGGAACATAGTATTCTAAAATCATTTGGTCATAATCTAAGTTTTTATAAACCCAATCACAAACTTCTGCATTGTCTTTTCCTGGACACTCGAAATCAACGGCTTCAGCTTTGGCATGTTGTGAATTAACTGAACTACCTATTTTTACACAAAGATTAGGTGACCTAAATCCCGAGGTCACGATTACAGGCCCGAAATGGTCACGTACGGGTTGAAGTATATTTTCACACAGTCCTTTTAACTTTTCTATTTGATTTGCATTAGGATTATTATCGATATTTAAACGAACTGCAGTGTCCGATTTGATTAACTCTTGAAGAGTAAAGTTTCTTGAAAGGTTCATTATTTCGGTTGAATAATTTTATTTATACTATAACTTCCATCTACGTTCTTGTAAAGCTCGGCCTCTACCTCCCCACACATAAATACTTTGTTTTCCATTCCCATATTTCTAGTGGCTTCTCGTTTCATTTTAAGACAGGTAGATAAGCTGTCTTGTATTCTGTGTTCTACAAGCTCACCATTTATAAATAAACATAATGCAAATACTAATTTTATCATTAATGATTCCCATTTAATTTACCAATATTAGCTCTTACAGAATCTTTTAACTTTTCTGTATCAATTCTTAATCGTTCTACATCCATTTGTAGTCTTTCAATATTAACTCTATTGTTCATCATACCATCAACTCTTATCGTTAATTTTTCTAATCCTTCTGCAATATGTTCAAGTAACATAAACTGCTCTTGGTCTATTGGTTTTTGTGCAGAAGCTTCTAATAAGTCTTGTTCAAATAATTTATTAGCTGTCTCCAATGCGTTTAATCTTTCAATTACACCGAAGGCAAACCATGCGCCTACAATCACTGCTGCGACCAATCCTATTAAATTACGTAACGGAAGACCGATACTTGTGTTCTCATCGATTTTTATTGACATGATAGGCACTCATCTGAACCAGAATCTAATTCAGCTAATGCCTCCTCTTTACAATCCTGGCTACAGAATTGATCTAGTTCATCTTTTGGTTGAAACTCTTTTTCACATTGTTTACATTTTTTCATTTATACCCCTTTGTTAACCATTTTATGTATTTCTTAAAAAGTGTTTTAATAAACTTTTTATATTTAAAGTTTATTATTTTAGATATAATATTATCCAACCATATAAAGGCATCGTCAATAGTACCTAAAATTTTATACATAAATTTATCAAACATTATTTACTCGCTATCTTTCCCTTATTAATACCTTCTTTAATAACGTATTTTTGTGTGCCATTAGCACCTATTTCAACTTCTTTTTTTAAATTTTTAAATAATACTTTTTCTTTTTCTGTTTTATCTTTTTGTTTTAAAAAAGACTCAATTGTTTTTGTATCTCTCATAATTACTCCTCTACTTTTTCTTCCATTTGGTAGAACATTTTATCACTATCTTCTGTAACCATGCTAGTATCTTCTGCATCCCAGTATGTAGTTTGGACTTTATAGTCAGGCCAGCTGTTATCAGTAGTGTATGAATTAACATGCCACAAAAGGCGATTGTTAGGCTGAGCAGCATAATTCCCGTTATCAAGCTCCAGTATATGTGCACACTTATGTTCTTGAGGAATTTCAGAGTGTTCCACGTCCAAGATATTAGTGTCTGGATGTGCCCAATCAATTGTGAATAAATATTTGCCATGATAAAACTTTTTGTCTAGTCCTAAAAATTTTCCTTTTAGACCATCCAACCAATCAAAGCAAGTAACACTAGGCCAATAGCTAAAACAGTTCCACAATTCCAATTCGTTCGTCTGCATATTCGGCACATCGGCTCGGTCATACGATTTTTGGAAAAACGCTGAGATAGGCAAACGCCAATAGCACGCACCATTAGGTAACATGATGTTAAATAAGATTGCACGACCTGATATACTTGTGATACTGAAGACCACACAGTCTTCGCTTTCTCCTTGATGTTCTTTAAGATCATAAAGATACTCCTTCCTTATCTTACAATAAATTGGTGGTATGTTAGCATTTAAATAAGACATCTAGCATTTCCATCTTCGTCTAGCCTGTCTTAATCTTGAATTAGGATCCTTAGCAGCTTTAGGGAATTGTTTCATTTGCCCTGCTGATCTTGCACAAAAAGACTTACGTCTCTTTGCAGCTTTTGATCCTGGTTTTACTTTGCCTGTTACGGCAGTTTTTAATTTTGATCCTGGATTTTCTCTTCTGTATCTTTCAACACCGGCTTTGGTCATACCGGCACCAGATTCAGTTTTTCTAAAATATTTTTTGGTTTTAGGGGGTTGAACGTCACCCCCTCTTTTAAAACCAAGTATATCGTTATAATACTTATTCAACATAAGTATTAACCATTCTGACCTGTTAAGTTTGGTCCTGAAAATTTATCAGTTAATAAAGTTACTGCAGTAACATTTGTTGCTGTAGATATATAAACTCCATTTGGAAATAAAATACCATCTTCAGGTAATGAGAAGTTAATCACATCACCAGTAGGAACGTCTGCTGTAAATAAATTTGTTCCTCCAGAAGATGAATCAGTATTTAACTGAACCAATCCAGCACCACCTCCACTTGATGCAACAATAATACCTTTAAGTCTTACAGGTGCAGAAATAACAACAGTTGATGTTGCAGTCCCTGCTACTCTTGTTGCTTGTATATCAGCTTTAGCTGCCATAGTTTTCTCCTTTAAGTGTGGCTCCCGAAGGAGCCACTAATTAATTGTTACGCTGCAAATGCAAACGCACCAGTAACAGCTGCTGCTGCACCAGTGAATTCAGTTGCAATTGTCCATACGCCATCTTCAAAACACATGAAAGCAATTTTGCCACCAGTTGTTAAAAGATTAGTTGCTGCGTTTGCTGGAGTGAAAACTAATTGTGTTTCACCTGCTGCTGAAGTATCAAAAGTTACTTCATTTGCTGCTCTTGATTCAATTAAAGAACCAGTTGCCCAAACGTCAGTTCCAGCTGCATTGAAAGTTAAAGTGTTAGTTCCGCCAGCTGTATCTTTAGCTTGAACGTAAACTGCAATTGCACCTTTAGTTGCTGCTGGTAATGCCACAGCACATGCTGCTGCACCAGTGTAGTCTACAGCTGCAATAATTCCATCAGCGATAGAAATATTTGCACCTGTTGCTGTGTCAGCGAAAAGTAAACCTGTTATATCAGGCATACCTGAACTGTATCTTGTTGTAACTGCTCCTGTTGTTGAGTTTTTAGTAGCTATTTGAAAGCCACCTTCAGAACGTACTGGTCCTGAAAAAGTAGTTGATGCCATAATTTTCTCCTTTGTATAGCGTTCGTTATGTAGTCTCTATACCGTCTGCCTAGCCAGTCTACATAATAATTTTTTCTAGGTTGTTTATATTATACATAAAAAAAGGGGCGATGTGAACACCGCCCCTTTTCAGTAATACTGATTAGTATTTATTAGCTAGTTGGTAAGTTTCCGTTACCAAAAATACATCTTGGATCAGAGAATCCAAAAGAGTATCTTTCTCTAGCTTTAAATCTTACGTTGCCAGTATCGAAGTCACCTTCAATCGCAGTCTTAATTGGTGATCTAACGAAGTGTTTTAATCCGTTAGGTATATCAGTCAATAAGAAGAATGAATCAGTGTCAGTTAAAAAGTTATTAACTCTGTAACCTTCTGGAACCATTCCCATTGATGCGATTGCGTTGATGTCGTTATCAGCAGTTCCGACTCTTTGAGGTGATTTCATCAGTCTCTCAGCAGTAAATTGTAATTCTTTTGGAATTATCATTTTTCTACCTTGAGCTGCGATTTTTAGACCTCTTTCGTCTACAAAACCAGCGATATCGATTAACGCTTGCTCTAGTGAAGTTTCGTTTAAGTCTGCAGCAGTTGCAAGAACGTTTGAGAAAGTACCACCAGTAGCTAGTGGGTGTGAAGCATTAATTAATGATACTCCGTCACCACCTGTTACAGTAGTTACTTGCGCTTGGTTCAATACGTTTGCAGCTTTAACTTGCTTCGTATTCGACATAGATCTTGCAAGAGCTCTTGTGTATCTTGCAGCTAATCTGTCGTATAGGTTGTCTTCGATTGCTTCCTCAGTGATAGAGAATGCTAACGCGATTGTTTCGTGGTTGTATCTACTTGTGAAAGTTTCACCAGCAGTATCAAACACTACTCCAGCACCTTCTTGTTTAGTTGGTGCAGAAGCAAAACCGCTTAACATTACTTCCTCTTCGAAAGCTCTGTCAGAAGTTTCAGTTACGAAAATTTCAGCATGCTGATTCTCGTACCTGTTGTATTCCAGGCCAAATAGTGCATTTAAACCTGGCTCTAGTTCTTTAACTAGTTGTGATCGTGATATAGCCATAATTTATTTCTCCTATTATACGCCCGTACCACTTCTATAGAAGTGATTGTTGATTCTAACAAGAATATTAGCATTGTCAGTCGTAGTATCCGAATTGTCTGGATCCTGCGAAATGTCAATTGCTTGTACAGCGAATGTAGCATTAGTCGATGCTGTTGATACATCCAATTGTACTTTTGATAGTCCTGTTTGTGTTACACCTGTTGTGTTCGTTACCGAATAGTTAGTGTACAGACTTGATCTCGGAAAAGCCGAATCAGCATCTACAAGAAATACTGCATCAGGGTCATCAACAACAAACGCTGTAATGTCGCTTGCTGCTATTCCACCTGGGTAGTAGTTTCTGTATGTTGGCTTTTGAGTAGTTGGATCTGTATAAAAACATCCGTTAAAAACACCCAGAATAGCAGTACCACTACCAGCGGAGTGTCTGTCAATGTTTCCAGTAGTTAATGGAATAACCATGTCACCTTGGAAAATTGCAGTAGTATGACCGCTTGCAATTGTGTATCTGTTCTGAGCTCCAACTAATGGTGTACCGTCTAGTTTTCTGTAAGGTCTTAGACCGAACTTTTCACTTACGTTTGCCATGTTTGTTCTCCTTTTAACAGTTTATTTTAAAGACCCGGTAGGTATTGCAAAAAGTTACTTTTTACGTCCACCACCAAAGGTCACTCTGGACTGTCTATCAATATTGATAGGCATATCCGGGTGCTGTTCCTTCATAAGATCGTTGTCAACCGCGTTCATTCTATCTTGAGTAACTTTATTAAAGTACTCAGCGCGTGCAACCAAAATCTCTTCTGGTATCCTTGCCAGCACAAGGCCCCCAATTCCTATACACCCCTGATATTTACCTTCGGTATAGAAAGGATATTTGTTTGTGCCGATCTCGTTTTCAACTTGTTCGACCTTTACAAAATCCCAACCTTCCCTAAGCTTCTTAGATACATTAGCTGTATCTTCAAAACCTTGAATGGTAGTACGTATCCATCTATGGGCGTAACCATTCGGTGCAGGTGGTGCATCCAAACTGGATGGTGGAGTCCAAGTTTTTTTAGCTTCTTTTGAAGCTTTAGTCTCTGACTCCCGTGAAGTTCTCTTAATTGTATCCATAACTATTTTTCCTCCTTCACGTATCTAGCGTATTCCTCTAGTGGCACCCCTAATCTTTTAGCAATAGCTACCTGTGACTTGGTGAGTTTCACAGTTCTGCGTCCTTGTTGACTACGACCAGCCGAGGCAACCGTTTGGACGGGTTTCGGTTTCTCTTTTTTAGGCTCGTCCTTAGTGTCATCAAAACTTTCAGGAAAATATTTCCTTAGTCTTGAATTAACTTCATTATAGTACTCTTCACTATCAACTTCAATACCCTCTTGAGCAATATTGTTGTGTATAGTAATAGCAGCATTAGTCATGACTTCATCATTCCCGAACCACGGATTATCTTCCGCCCATTTTTTAGCTTTAGGCGTTATTTGTGGTGCAGATTGCGAAGATTCAGCTGTGTTTGAGGTATCAGCTTGTACGTTTTGTTGTTGTTTATTTTGCTCTTCTTCTAGTCTTTTCTGTTCTTCACGATTAGCTATTTCTAATCTAGCTTTTTCTTTTTCAACAGATAACTGAGTTAGCTTATCATTTGCTTCCATAATTTTAGAAGCATCTTGACTCTCAATTGCTTGTTGAAGAGCGACTTTGACTTGTTCTCTTTGAGCATCTACTCTAGCATCTAATTCTTTTAGATACTGTTCATCAGTAGACTTAAACTTTTTGAGACTTGAGTCAAATTTCTTTTGTAAACCCTTAGCGTATTCTAAAGCTGCCTTTTCTCTTCTTTCAGCTTCTTTCTTTTGAAAGACAAGTTTATCAATTCTTTTTTGATAATCTCTTCTAGATTCATTAAGGTTTGGTTTTTCTTCATCAACAGATTCTTCTTTTGCTTCTTTAGGTTCATCTTCTTTTTCTTCAGAAACTTCTATTGAAGGTTTATCAGATTTTTCTTCTGTTGATTTAGAATGATCAGTGTAGCCTAAATCGACTTCACCAACATTTAAATTTGGACTGTCTTCTTTTTTAGAGTCTTCTTTTACTTCGATGCTCTCTTCTTTAACATCATCTGTATCTAACTCTACTTCTCGTTCCTTAGCTAATAATGCTGATGCACTATAGTCTTTTAACTCTGCCATGTTTATCCTCCTTTATTAAAATAAATGGAGAATATCTTCTGGCTTGTTAATAGTTCCTATGATCTCGTCATCATTTAGAATACGGTGTTCACCGTACTTAGTTTGAAATCTACTTCCAGCGTATCTGCCGTAAACGACAAACTCACCTTCATGACACCAAGCCCCATTAGGAAATTTTTCTTTATCCTGATAACAAAGGTCACCCATTTTTACAACTAATCCAACAACTGTAGTCATTTGAATTTTGTCCTGGGTTTCATCTGCAAGTATAACACCGCCTTTTGTTTTTGCTTGGCCAGACCAAGGTCTAACTAGCATACGATATCCTACTGGGTTAGGTATGATTTCAAGATATTTTTTGATGCCTTCTGGATCAGTTGGAATTTGTGATTTTACCTCTTCTTTATTTTTTTCGTTTTTACCGAAAGTTGTAAGATCTGGTTTAATCAGTGTTGCCATCGTTATCCTCCTTTTGCAGGTTTTTAATATCCTGAAGCAGCGCTTCAAGTGCGCTGAGTCTGCCCCTAGCATACTGCAAATTCTCTATGGAATCAACCCCATAGCAAATATGAGACTTAGTGTCTTCGACTTGTCTCTTAATTACATTTTTAATTTTATCTGAAGTATATGGATCTAACATTATGTTAATCTAATTGAATTATAATGAGCAGCTTCTAATTGTTGTAAAGTATTTTTTGAGTGTTCATAGGGTTTATCTGCTCGATACCAATGAAAAACATATATGCCATTCGCAACTCTAAACTCATAACCAGCTTCAATAATTT